GAAGGTGGGCATGATGTATTTGCATACTCTCCAGGAACATATCCAGATGAAATAGCTTTACTTATGGATATTGATTCTCAATTCTTTTCTTTAATTGTTGAACCGGTAAATCGATTATTAACTGCTATGAAAATGAGCTCACTGGATACTAATCTAAAAAGAGCAGTTGACTTAGTAACTGTTAAAAGTAAAAAGGTCTTAACTGATGCTGATATTTATCCACTATATGTCGTTGATCAAGACACATTACAATATGATGAAGTTCCAGAAAAGTTTTGGAAAATTGTCGGTAACCCTGAAACTGACGTACATGAAGATGACTTTCAAGAATATTTAGGAGTGATTACCAAATATGGATTAAACACTACAATTGTACCTAAGCCAGAACTTGACAAATATTTAAAACGCCTGACTAAGAAAAAAGAAAAAGCTAATCCTACTCTTGAATTAGAAGAAGATGCTATTTGATTTAATGACGGGTTACTCGATATCGACGTTTATTCAAGATCTCTTAAAAAAGAGGTTCCCAGATAATCGATTAAAACAGATGATTTATGATGCTGGCGACAAATTAAATTTTGCATGCCCATATTGTGGAGATTCTGCACATGATTCTAAAAAGAAGAGGGGTAACCTATATCCAGATAAAGGTTTCTATAAGTGCTATAACGATGGATGTGGAGTAAAAGTAGATCTTCCAAAATTTATTTCAAAGTTTTCTTTAAAGTATTCATTAGGAGTACCTGATTTAAAATCATCTGATGTAAAATGGGTTGCTGCTACTACTAAAAAGAAGAGAGGTTCATTAATTGAATTATTAATTAATAAAAATGCAACTGACCACCTACTTAGGATTGATTACTTAGCTGAGCGATTTTCATTAATTCCATGTGAAGAAGCTGAACCTACCTCAAAAGTTGGTCAATTTATAAAAAATAGAGAACTCTTTAATCTTCATGCATTTAATGAATGTAGCTATTTTGATATTGCCGATGACAAAATATACCTGTTTAATTTAGATCATCGATCTGGAAAAGTATTAGGATTTGCAGTACGTCGTCTTGAAAATGAGTTTGGTCCAAAGTATCTAATTAAAAACTATTCTGAATTAAAAAAGAGTGGTCTTATAAAGAATATCGAAGACGATCTTCTTTCTGATATAGATACAGTAAACAATTATTTTAATGTTCTTAATGTTAACTTTTCAAAACCAATAATTGTTACTGAAGGTCAAATAGATTCAATGTTTCTAGATAATTCAATTGCAACGACCGGTATTTCCAAAAGTAAACTTCTTCTTGATAATTTACTCTCTAGATCTAATACGCTAATCCTATTCGACAGTGACTCTGCGGGTAAGAGCCAATCTGTTTCTCTAATTAAGGATGGATATCGAGTATTCCTATGGAATCGAGTATTTAAAGATCTTTGTGTAAAATATGGAGTCACTAGTCAGAAAGCTAAATCCATTAAAGATATTAATGACTTATTTATATTTATGAGAAAATATGAATCTGATCTTACAATAGTTAACTTCAATACATTTATACTGCAGTACTTTTCGGATTCACCTTTTGATTTACTCTGGGTTTAAATAAATAATAAAAAAATTAAATTACATGTTTAAGATAAATCGTTTAAATGAAATGGAAGAGGAAAACTTGCCATTCAACTTGGATGACGCTTTAATGGATGAACTAGTTGAATTAGTTGGATCAGAAGAAGATATTGAATCTGCTGCGGAATCTGCTTATGCTGATCTTGAAGCGGCTGCTCAAAATGATGAAGTTGAGATGAATGAGGAAGATGTTCCAGAAAAACTTGCAATTGCTGCGTTATTAGTTAAATTAGTAGAATCAGGTAAACTTGATCCTATCGATGCTGATCGCTTAATCGAAAAATATTTAGGCTAAATGAATCTTTTAGATTTTAATAATTGGAGTAGACTTACTGAGAATACTGAAGATTCCACTGATTATTCAAAAAATAATCTAGGTGTAATACATTACAGAAACGGAGATCCGATTCCAGAAGTAAAAGATCCACTTGAATGGAGTAACTTAACAACTGGTGCGTACTGTCAGTATGACAATGATCTTACTGAAGGTATATTATATAATTGGTATGCGGTTAATGACCCTAGGGGTCTTGCTCCTGCGGGTTGGAAAATTCCTACTATTGATGAACTAGAAAAAATAGATTTAACTATTGGTCTTCCTGGCGGGTTCCGCTACTTCAATGGAAATTTCAACTACACTGGCTACTTCGGTTACTGGTGGAGTTCTACAGAGGACTCCCTGAACTCCACTAATGGCGATGCAGCCAGAAACAACACCAGTAAGGAAGTCGGCTTGTCTGTTAGGTGTATACTTGATTTTGATAGTCTTTCAAACTTATTATCAGATTTTTAATTAATATATGAAAAAGCCGAATCAAGATATACATGACTTTCTTAAACCTCAAAGAGGTAAAGTAAAGCAGGGATACTTTACTCCACAATATCCAGAAAAATATACTGGTGATATAACTAAAATTATCTATCGATCTAGTTGGGAGCTTAAATTTTTAACATACTGTGATAATACTGACGCCGTTATTGAGTATGCATCAGAGCCTACTGGGATAGGCTACTGGAACCCAATCCTAAAAAAGGAAAGTACTTATTGGGTTGACTGCTATATGGCAACCAAATCGCCAGAAGGTGTAATTACTAAATGGATTATTGAAGTAAAGCCTAATAAGTATTTGACTCCTCCTGAACCACCAAAAAGATTAACTGAGAAATCTACTCTAAATTATGCTAGGCATGCTAAAGCATATATTATAAATGATGCTAAATTTAAAGCAGCTAAAGTATATGCTAAAGAGAATAATATGCGATTTGGTATAATCACTGAAAACTTTCTATTCAATAAGGTGTAGAATATTAAACGATGGATTTCAATAAACTAGAAAAGAATAATGGTACTCTTCCACTAAATGTAGTGTCTGACCAGTATGGGATAACACAAACTAGAGGTCAAGTTATACCAGGTAGATTTTATTCACTCAAAGTAGTTGCGGAAGTTCCAGCTATTACTGAATCGTATGTATACCAAAAGACTGGTAAAGCTTATTTAGATCTAAATCCAACTGGCTTACTCCTGTTTCATGATAATTGGAAAGAAGTTGCACTGATTTTAAATATTAAGATTATTCCGCCAGTCATACAATCGAAAGTAATGGAAGCATATTGGGCTTTTTCTAAGTTAAATGGATTAAATCATCTATTTGATAAAGAGGATAAATTAAAAGATCTAAATGAACGAAGATTACTTGATCATCGATTTTATTTGATTACTCCAACTGCTCTTAGCAATTTCATTGGAGTAAATAACTTAAACTATGCAATAAATAACTATAATATGGACACTATCGCTGAAGCCAAATTAATTGATTGGGATAACTTTGGAATGTTAGTTAATCCAAAAATATCAACACATGGATTCTATCCAGATCCAATAAATCTGGCTAAAGTTTATGAAAACTTTTTAACAAATACCCTAGTATAATATGGCAGGATTTTTAAATACATCAAGTGCAAGAGTAGGAAGCGCACTATCTAATTTAAGTAAGTTTGGAACTCGACATGAAGACCTTCTACTTAAAAATTCACAAGCGATAGGTTTTATTGAGAGTCAGCTACAAGCAAGGGCAGGTCGATCAAGTATGAATGATGACCTGATGAAATTCTCAATGGCAATTTCAGATACGACATCACAATTGAGAACAAAGGCATTGGCTTTTTTCCAATTAGACTATGTTGTAAAGAGGGAACGCCTTCGTGATATTGCTGCAAATGGTGAAATTGAATTTGTATTAGAAACAATCGTTGACGATATGATTGTATACGATGATGAAAATCGATTCGTATATCCAAAGGATCTTACTGGTAAAATGTTATATCGTGGAGATACTAAAGAGGAGCGTTTAAACTTTCAAGAAAAAGTAGTTAGAAAGTATAATGATAACTTTGAAAAAATTTATAATGCTTGGGGATTTGCCGATGGTATTGCATCATGGCAATATGCATTTCAATACTTAATTGAAGGCCATCTTACTTTTGAAATTATTTATGATAATCTAGAAAAACCTAAAGAGATTATTGGATTTAAAGAATTAGATCCTGCAAGTATTGCTCCACAATTACAAAAGGATGCTAAAGGTAAAATCTTTATGCAATGGTTACAATACGATCAATTGACAGGATCAACTCGAGTACTTAATGACTCTCAAGTAATTTACATATCTTATTCAAATCATTTTAGAACAAAAAGAATATCTTTTGTTGAAAGATTAATTAGATCATTTAACTTACTTAGAATTATTGAACATAGTAAAGTTATTTGGCACGTAATGAATGCACCAATCAGATTAACAACGTCTGTTCCGATTGGAAGTAAAAGTTTTCAAAAAGGTCAAGAGGATGTTCGAGAATTCTTAAATATGTTTAAAGAAGATATTATCTTTAATGGAGATACTGGAGAACTTCAAGTAGATGGTAAACCAAATGTATTATTCTATAAAAACTATGTAACTCCAATTAATGATCAAAACCAGCAAGTTAAAATTGAGCCATTAGCTATGCCTGGCCCAAACCTTTCTGGTTCTGAATTACTTAATTATTTCTATAAAAAATTAAAAATGGATTCCAAAATTCCATATTCTCGTTGGGAAGGTCAATCTGGAATGGGTGCATTTACTCTTAATGCTGAAGGTATTACTAGAGAGGAAATTAGATATCAAAAATTTGTTAATCGACTAAGATCTGCTTTTTCTGAATTACTAGTTAAACCTTGGTATTTACAAATGTGTTTAGATTTTCCAGAATTAGGAGATGACTATAAATTTAATAATGCAATCGGTCTTACTTATAATAACGATAATGTATTTGAAGAGATGAAGAAGAATGAAATTGAAGCTAAGCGAATAGCTGCATTCCAAGCTAAGAAAGGAGTAATGAATGATGATGGAACTCCATACTTTGCTACTGAATACTTAATTAGAGAAGAACTTAAAATGACTGAATCTGAAATCAAATCAAATCAACAGTGGTTTGATCAGGAGATAGATGAAGAGGTTGAAGAGCCTGCAGCTGGTGCTGCTCCTGCCGCTGGTGCTGCTCCTGTCGGCGGAGCCGCTGTTCAACCGACTGAAGCCGCTCCTACTGAAGGAAGTAGTGAAACTATTGAAGGTGGTGAAACTAAAGGTGAAGGCGGCTTATAAAAAGCTAAAATTAATTTAATATTATAGAATGGTTTAGTATCTTATTACTAAACCATTTTTTATTATGAAAGAAAAAATAAAAGAATTTTCAGAAAGGTTATTAAGTTTACCTAATGAGATCGCTACCCTACAGGAATCCCTGATTGAATTCAATGATGAATTACAGAAAGTAGATAATGAAATATCTGAACGCACTTCTGAGATTAAGACCATTATCAACAACGCATTAGATGATAATGGCAAGAAACTATATTCAAATGCTGAGATGAGAGAATCTGCATTTATCTCTGATTCTAAAAATGATATATTGTTGCCTTCTCTATATGTAGAACACAGTAATATTCAAAAAAGAATTCAAAAGGTAAAAATAGGAATTGAGAACCTAAGTAACTATCAAAGAAACTTACGAACCCTAATTGCGTATATGACTGAACAGACGATTGATTAATCGTAGAACATTGCAATACTATTCTTAAGTTCAGGTATGTCGATTAGTAGAACTAAGATGTCACGATTTGATTTATCATCTGGATATAGTGATGGTGATGCTGTGATTTGACGTTTTCGTGCTTCAGCGACATACTTGTTTATTTGACTAGTAGCTTCATCACTTAGGTTAAATGGGTCTACTGAGTATTCAAATAAGTAACTATCTAAATTTAATCCAAAATCAGGTTCGCCTAATACTTCTCCTTTTTGTGTAAAAAGAGTCATCTTTACTTGCTGTATTGCTGATTCTAATTCGTCTCCAATTTCAACTCGATCATTTAAATATCGTGGATCCCCATCAGTTCGTGTATAAAAATCTCTAAGATTTGCCATAATTGTCTTATTTTAATAGTGGGCAAGGAACATCCAATCTGTAGTATTCTCACCTTTCATCATTGTCTTAACATCCTCCATTTCCTTTTCAGCAGTTGCAACAATATTTTGATAGTTTACTGTAACTCCTCCAGGAAGAGTATAATTAAATGTTTGAAGCATATGTGATAATCTTACTTTTGCATGAGCTCTGACGTATCTTTGAAATAGCTCATCTTCATACAATTTACTAGGATCAAGCTTTTTAAATACTCTCAATACTGCTGCAGTTTTAGGCGTTCTTCCTAATACCCCAAGCTGTTTAGTATTTTTATTATAGTCATATGCAATAGTATCAATTAACATTGATTTGGTTAAATCTAAGAAAGAAAACATTACTGTTCGATACATGATACTCTCCCCAATAAAAGGAGTTAAGAATATTTCAGCACCAATAAATTTTTGTTCTGAAAAATCTCTATCTAATGTACCAAAAATAGTTCCTCCCTTCGCCTCTTTAAAATCAACAACAAATTGTACACAGTCTGGTAATTGAATCTGCCTAAGTTTTTTAAAATTAGGGTGATCAAATACTTCAGTTGGAAGTAATAAATATTGACTCTCTACTGCATGTTTCCAGTTGTCCCAGAAAAATTTACAGTCATTTGCTATTATACGCTTAACTTCTTTTTCAGGAAGGCCATATGGTAATGCTCCTGAGAAAGTAATTTCGTCATTTATGTCCTGGATAAGTTCTAATTCGGTCATGGTTATATTATTGATTTGATCCAGAGCCTGCGCCCTTAGTATCACTAAATCTTACACTTGATTTATCGATATCTACATTAAATTCTTTATCTCCCATCGATCTTCCTAAAGCTCTTTGGTTTTTCTTAGCAACCATATCATCTTGTTTTCCAGCACGGTCAACTGATAACCTCATTACTTGATCAAGAGATTGAGCTTTCATCTTCTTCTTCCAATCACTATGAAAAATCATATTCATTGCTCGAGTAATATCAACTTCTTGTATTTCTCCACTGTATCTGCTTGGATTTCTTGCAGCTTTTTCATTAGCTAATTCTCTAGCTATTGCAATAACCGCAGTATATAGTCCGCTAAGTGCGCTTTGCACCATACCCTTAAAATTAGTTGGGTATACCACCTCTTTAGTAGATTCATTGATAAATTGACGATATGTTTTTATGTTTCTTTCCATTATTTGGAAGTAGCTGCTTTTTGTAATGCTCCATTTAATGCAGTTGTTGCATTATTAACTACTACGTTTTGGTCTGATTTTAATTTTTCAAGTTCAGCTTGCTTTGCTGCTACTGCTCTATCTCTATTTGCAGAGGCAGTCGCTAATGCAGATCTTGCTGCAATTACTGCAGGATCAGCTTCAACCATTGGCGGTTCAGCTGGAGTTGTTGCAGGATCTGCTTGATTTTGAGTAGTATCAGTTGGAGTAGCTGGTGCAGCAGCTGGAGCAGTTTGCTCAGTAACTACTGGGTTCGCACCTGATTCAACACTAATTTCTTCAGATGCTTTCTTTTCAGCATTTTGAAAACTCTTAAAAGATTTTACATATGACATATCTTTAATTATTTAGTTTTATTAAATTCGTTTGAAGTTTTTACAAATTCCTCATACGAAAGTATTTTAATCTTTTTATCCATTCTAGGATTAGAGCCAAATGCACTAGTTATTCTTCCACCAGTTAAGAAAGGAGAATTATTCCAGTGTGTTGGAATAGTACCCGACGCGCCAGCATAAAACATCATTGCGTTTGCTCGTTTAGTGTCAGGTCTCAATATTCGTTCAGTATTATCTAACTCAATCGAATTTGCCCCAATTCCTTCAACTAATCTCTTTAATTTCATATTATTCTTGTGGAAATTGTAAATCGTCAACTGGTTGATCTAATGAGAATTCAGGAGCCTTTGGTTCCATTTGTTTTGAAAAATTAATATCTTCTTCACCATCGATTGGTGCATCATTAGGGGTCTCTTCTGGTGTTCCTCCACTAGGTATCGCAAGTAGTTGATCTCTATTTGAATCAATAAATTGTTGTAATCCCATACAAACTAATGGATTTACTTGTTGACATCTATCCATTAACTCTTGAACAGTTAATGTCATTACATCAGATTGAGGTAATAGGTTTTGATCTTGTGGCTGTTCTTGTTGAGCTTGAACTTGGTCAAAACTTGGAATTTCTTCAATATTTGTTACCACATGTACAGGCGCTTCTTGCGCAGGTGGCATTTGAATATCTGGCGCGTGTTGCATTGGAGCAGGTTGTTGAATATCATCCGCTTCATATAATCTTTTAATAGAAGTCTTTTGCATCTTTTTAAATTTATTTTTTATAGTATTATTTATCCAGAAACCAAGTATACGTTTTAAGATATAAAGAAACATGAAAGAAAAAGATATTAATGCTGCCGCTGTTGCTCTTGAAGAAGAGTTAAGAAAATCAATTATTAAAAAATTGGATACAATTAAAGAATCTGTAGTATTGCAAAAAGGTTCAAACCAATCTTCATATTATCAAATGTTAATGATGATTGACGATGATCTTGATGATGTGTTACTTAATTGGGAATATGATTCAATCGATCCGTCTCTTTCATTTAATAGAGAAGATGATGGTGATGATTATTGATTTAGGTCAAAGTGATATATTAGTGAGTACTAATTAATACTCCACCTAATGCAGTTGCATGATTAGTAATATGATTTAAATCATCTGGACTTAATTTAGTTTTTCTTTTAGTATAGTCCAATCCTAGTACACCAATAAATTTTTCATCAATTGTTTTTATAGCAAATAAGTAACCTGCTTTACACCCAGTATCTTCTGCAATGTATTTTAATCCATATGTTGCTATCTCTTCATCAGTAAAATCTGAAATTGCAATTAAATCTTTTTCAAGTAATCTATTCATTGACTTTGAAAATAAATTAATTGGTATATTTTGGAAATTCGATTGAATTGAAGTAGTGTTTAATGCAACAGTTTCATATATTACACTAAATTTAGCAATTGATTTTCCAGTAGGATAAAAGTGTCCGCCGTTATGGAATTGAGTAATCCATACACGATCTGCTTTAAACTCTTCTCTAATCTGGTCAATTTTTGATGTAACCCTTTCTCCTATTCTAAGAGAATCAGATAACATATCTGGAGCAGCTGCCTTCTTATCTAATTTATTTTTAATAATAATAATTAAAATAGGCCCAAGTACTCCTGTAATAAAAGCAATTATAATTGGTATGATTGATTCCAAAATAGTATTAATTAATTTTACATATTACACCCACATGAATACCCGTATTCATTACTAAGATATTCTTCTCCACATTCTTTACATGTATCTTCCTCTTCGGCATATTTATCACCATTCATATATTCTGAATCTCCGCAAGTATCACACTCAACATCTTCATTAATAAATTGAATAAAGCTTTTAACTAGAGTAATACCTTCGTCTACTTTCTTTTTAGGATTTGCTCCAGCTTCAGGATTTCCTTCCTCACGCTCTTCATCATCTTCCTCTTCATTAGATTCTTCCTCTTCGTCAGACTCTTCATCATCATCTTCAGAACTAGGAGCAGGTAGTGGTTCATCTTCTTCAGTTGATTCATCTTCTAAATCTTCTTCAGTTGTATCCATTGTAATATTATCAGTTGGTGCTTTCATATCGTCTGAATTATCTGATGAAAATGAAGGAGCTCCCTCCTCTCCAGGACCAGCCGGTACCATTTCATAGTTTCCAGAGATTGGACGGTTTGGGCTAATTTGCGGTTGGTCATATGTTTCATCATCAAAACCTTCTTCAAAATTAGCTGCAGCATTTTTCATATCATCTAAACTAACTGGCTCGTCGCTTCCATTAGAATATTTATCAGAAAATTCCACAAAATTTAAAACTCTACCTGGCATTGTGTATAATTATTTTAGTTATTTATCTCAACGAAATAATCGTTTTGAGCAGGTAACATAAAAATAAAAAATTCGATATGTTAGTAAAAGATCAATTTAGAAAAAATGGGTTAAGCTTGGCTCCAGGAGGATCAACTTTAACTGCAATTACAAAAGACGGTAGGGAGTTTTCGTATGATAAAATTAAGAATGTCGATGCATATTGTAGAAAACTTGCATCCGATCTTAATGTTATTGAAATAATGGAAGGTACAACAAGTTTGTGGAAACGTAACAACTAAAAACTAGAAATATGACAGCTCAACTCGAAGCATTAGTAGACTCATATTATGAGGATTCTATTGAATTATACGATGGACGATTCTTATGTTTTAAAAGACTATTTGACTATCGATGTACTAATCGACATGCAATAGAAGTTTCAATTGAAGATATTGAAAATCAAACTATCACGAGTATCTCTACCTATTTTGATGGCAGATGGGTATTTTCAACTCCTCTTCATGAAAGCATGTTTTGGACATATATTAAACCAAATTTTGATAGAGTTAAAGCAATTACTACTCGAATGAAAGAGGCAGGTCAAAGTAAAGATATGTTTGCATATCGTATACAATTAAATAAAGCAGCACAATCAATAGCAAGTCCAATCTCTAAGTTATTTGAAATTTTTAAAGGAAAATAATATGGCAAAATATACATATAATACTGAAGTTTTCGTAGACGTTGAAATTACAGTAGATGAAGTAGTCGAATTTATTGAAGACTATGCAGATCGTAATGATCTTGAAATGATAAAAACAGCTATTAAAAATGCAGGTTGGAGTTTACCCAATAGTCATACATTTAAAAGCGCAGATGGTACTTATATCAAAGATGAAAAATTACAATTATTATCTAAAGCATTTTCAAGATATACACTAGAAGAGCTTGAACAAAGACTTGGAAATAAATTTAATTTAATATAAAAAAAGCCGAATAATAACTCGGCTTTTTAGTTATTCTAGATTTACTTATTAATAAAACTTTCAAATGTTTTTATAAAACTCTCTTTTTCTTCAAATGGGTCCTTTTGGATATTTGGAGAATCTGAAATATTTGTTAAAAAATTATATACTTCTTGGATGTCGTCTGCTGATGATGCAATATGATCAACTGCCCATTCATGACCATTCTTTAAAACTTGATCTACTTGAGTATGGTCCATTTCAATAAGTTCATCAATCATTCTTTTTATAGTTTTAAGATTTCCAAAAAACATATAATTTATTTCTGAATTTTTTCTACATGAATTAGAGGATCCTCCGCATCCACATGAACATTTATAATCTTCCATAATTATTTTTTCTTTTTTTGAGCATTTAATAAATTAAGAGCTAACGTATTGCGTTTATGAGTCTTTGCATCCTTAGCATCGAGTTGAAGTCCAGGCTTCTTTTTATCTTTGTCTTTCTTTGTAAGTTCAGCTTCCTTCTTTGCAATTTTAGTTTTAGTAACTTTTCCACCTAATTCTTTTTTAAGAGCTCCTTTTTTAACATCCTTAAGTACATCAGCAATCCAGTCTCCTTTTTTACCTTCATTTACAAATTGATCAAAACTCATAATTTTTTTAGGGGATACTGATTCATTTGGTATAGTATTGATATTTCCACTAACTGCTTCTGGTGTAACTGCTCCCATTTCCACTTGTTCATCTGATGCTGGTTTAACTACTTGTGAATCCTCAGTTGAAAGTTCGTTTGACTTAATAAAGTTTATAGTAATTCCATTAATAATTTTAGGACTAATTGCAGAGAGGCTTTCAGTAACCGTTCCTCCATCTTTAATTCCATCAATTATTCTATTTGCAGTATCAGTATCAATTTTAAAGATAATCGAATCATCTCCTTGAGAAACTTGGTGATCGCCTACATTAATAATTAGAGATTTAATATCTTTAATATCAGTTTGGTTTTCAGCTTTTTTCCACTTAGCCTCATTTGTTGAATATTCTCCATCATTTATTAAATTATCCATATCAGCTTGAGTTAGCATTATTTCGATTTGATATCCAGCATTTTTAAGTGCCTCAAAATCTTCAAGCTTAGGCTCAGTTAACTCAGTCGCTGACATTCCCATTTCTTCTGGGTTTAATGGAGCGCCCGTCTGTTCAGCTTCATATATTTTTGAAAAATTATAATATTTATGCATAGTTCTTTATTTTTTTATTCTGAATATATTTTAGAGTATAGATCAGACATTGTTTCAATAATATCCTCAATTGTTCCATCTCTTCTTAGTTCCTTAAATACTAGATTTTCAACTGAAAACTCTCCGCCACTAGCTAATCCTTCTTTTCTAGATTGCATGACTTTCTTCTTTAGTCTCTCTAGATAATCATACAGTTGTTGCGCAGCCATTCCATCAGCAGATCTCATCTTTTTCTTAATTAGTCTAAGTTCTGCTTTAATTACTCTCATCTTTTCATTAATATCCTTTTGATCAATTTCAGGTTCATTCCATTTAGGAACAATAATCCATTTATTATTAAGGACTGAGAAGAGACCGGAGGCAATATGTTGTTCATCTTTATGTTGTACGTAACACTCTACATCATGTCCTCTAAGAACAACGTGATGGCGTTGATTCCACATAAAGCGCTGACCGTCTAATGCTTTGCGAACAAGTTCAACATTTGTATCGATTGATGCAAAGTCAATAATTATGTGTACATCTAAATCTGAATCTGCATTCCAATTAAAATTAGCCAATGATCCAGTTAATTGAATATCTAAAATAGGTACTTCTAATTTTAGAGTATTCCAAAAGTCTTGTGCAATTGCAAGTAACTTTGTTCTAATTTCAGGATCCATTTTACCCTCTTCCCAAAATTTAGAAGAGAGATCTTTATGATATTCAACGTCTTCATTAATCCATGAAATAAACGTTTTTGCTCTATTTTTCAAAGGTTGATAGTAATTTATGTTATTTATCTTATCAATATTCAGATAAATATTATTATGAACAAGTATATTAAATCATACATTCCAATTAATGAATCAGTCCAACAACATGGAATAATCTTAATTAAAGGAAAACCAAAAGGAAAATCTGGAGATCAAATGCTCTATGCAACTCATGTTAATTCATCAGTCGAGATTAGACCAGGTGCAACCATGTTACTTTTATCTGATACTTTTTATCGAATAATTAAGGGTGATTCTGGGAAGTTAAAAGGGGTTAAAATAAATTGGCGAGATGAAGACTCTTTAAAGTCTGTACTTAATTTTAAATCTCCAGGTAAATTAAGCGTTGTTAGAAATAATAATAAGACTCCATATCATTGGAAGACCTTAAAGCATACTAATTTGACGGCTGCTCTATCTGCAGTTGATGGAGATATTAATACTTCATCGTATATTTTTGAATCAGTTGAACAGATTAGTCCTAAATTAACTACTCAACTTCTTTCAGATACACTCAATTCAATTTTTTTAGGAACAGATAACTCAGTTATTCTACTTGATTGTCACGTACCTACTAGTGCATTAGAAGATTCTCTTTCAGGAGATGATGATCGAGGCCATCATGAAACAGAGTGGGAATTTTCACTAGATTGTTTATATATCGGTCGACCTGAACTAGACCAAGAATTAAAATCGACAGGTATGCGGCGATTTACCGTAGAATTTCAACTAACTACTGAATTTAATTATAATTCATGGTATGATCCAGGAGACAGAGATACTCCTGGAGATGGTGGGACTGACCTTGAGGATTTCCGTACATCAATTAATATGATATATTTAGATGGCGAAGAAACAAATTTTGAACCGTCTGAAAAGTTTATTACTACTATCTCTGAATATTCTGATGGTGATGTTGATTCATGGATAAAAAAGAATAATGTAACATTTATTTAATCTAAAATTTTTAATTAATCCAAATAATTGTGTATTTTAATAAAAAATATAATTATGGATTCTTCTTTAGCTAGTTCCGATTTTAATAAATTTTTAAAATCAATCAGTGGTCTAGAAAACGGATTTTTTTCTGGGCGCGCGCCTATTATGGATCGTGGATTTTTTCAAGTTAGTGATGGGTGGTTACCTCTTATCCAATTACTAATTGAAGATCTAATAAAATTAGGTTGGGATAAACAATTATGCGACTCCAAAGAAAAATTCGGCGGTCTGCGATTTTATATTAATTCAGGAAGTGATGAAATTCACCAGCGAATAAGTCAAGCTGAACGTGAAAGTTATCTGATTTGTGAAAAATGTGGTAAACCTGGAGAATTACGAAAGGATTCTGGCTGGTGGACTACTCTATGCGATACTCACCATAAACATTAATACAAACAATGAAAAATTTATTTTTAGATGATTTTCGACAACCTCGGGATGCATGTTATATTGTTAGCAATCCTAAGATTTATTGGGATGGAGAATGGGAAATAGTAAAAAACTATTTAGAATTTTGTGGATGGATAAAGAGACATGGCTTACCTAAAATAGTAAGCTTTGACCATGATCTCGCTGATATACATTATGAAATTGACTTTAACGATTGGAATGATGCGACTGCTGACCAACTTGGAGTTGAAGAAACTGGTTTAGATTGTGCAAAATGGCTAGTCAATTACTGCATGGACAATGGTTTTAAATTACCTGAGTATTATGTACACTCAGCAAACCCAGTTGGAAGAAAGAATATTCAACTATATTTAGATAATTCAAAACAACACTTAGATTTATGATAGAGGTAAATAAAAAACTAGAGAAATTAAAAGCTTTCCTAGCTTCAGAAGAAGGACAAAAAAAATTAGAAGAGCTTGCCATTACGATGGACCTTGATAATAAACATAGACTTCGTTGGGTTGAACGCTTTAAAAAATATTCAGAAGGAAGATTAGATGAAGTACTTGAAAAAATAATTAACAAGTATGGCTCAGACGAGTATGTTAGATCGGAATACAGTAGAGGATATCAACCGCGTGAAGAACTTTTATGGGTGGCTTATGAATTTGCAACACATTATTGTCTTCCATGCGAAGATGAAAAATACTTAAATTCATTTACCGCAGACGCATATTATATTGGATCGTATGTAATTCAATTAATGAATGGCCAGGGATCAGTAATTAAAATACAAAATATATGTTAAGAGAACAAATTTATGCAGATTATATGACATCCTTTAAAGAGAGAGATACTGTCAAGAAAAATCTATTATCCGTAGTTAAAGGAGAGATCCAAACACTCGAGAAAAATTTAGGAGTTGACTCGCTAGATGATAATGAAGTAACTAAGATTTTAAATAAAGTTGCAAAATCATTACGTGAAGTTTTAATAACTGATAGTGCAACCGTTATTTCAGATGTTAGAGTTGAATTAGATATTATCGAAGCTTATTTACCAAAGCAAATGACTGAAGAAGAAATCAAATCTAAGATCAATGAATTAATTAATAATGGTGCTGGAAATGTTGCAGAAATTATGAGAGCTTTTGCTACTCTTCCAGCTGACCGAAAACAAGTTTCACAAATTTATCAAACTTTAAAATAATATGAGTAACGTATATCTTCTTAATTTAGCATATCCTGAAAAATCGAAAGTTTCCTTTGAAAAAACTAAATTTCCAGACGGACAGCAATCCATTCGGATAACTTCTGATATTTCATCAGCTGTTGCAGTTAAAATCTATTCTAGATTTAATAACTTTAAAGATCTTGAATTAATACTATGTGCGACTTCTGCTTTAAAGAATTTAGGATTAACTGATATCTTTCTCTATATTCCATATTTCTTAGGTGGACGTAGTGATCGTAAATTTGAAGACGGCTCAATTAATTATATTAAAGATATTATTGCCCCAATTATTAATGCACAACATTATAAGGGAGTTATTGTCTTAGATCCTCATTCTGACGTTATTGAGGCATGTATTGATAACTTAGATAAAATAGACAATACTTCACTAGTTAAGGCTGCTCTTGGTGAAATAGTAGACTCTTTGTCTAAATTTCAATTTGATATATCATCTACTTCTCAAATTTGCATGGTTTCTCCAGATGCTGGCGCACTTAAGAAAATATATTCAGTTGCTAAGGACTGTGGAGTATCAAATGTTATAACTGCATCAAAGGTCAGAGATCTCTCTACTGGTAAAATATTACATACTGAGGTTCCATTAGTGAATATCAAGTCTAGTCCTACCGTTTTTGTAATCGTTGATGATATTTGTGATGGAGGTAGAACTTTTATTGAAGTGGCAAAAGCAATTCGTACACGCCGACCTATGCCAGAATATCAAGATAAAATATTCTTAATCGTTAGTCATGGAATATTTTCAAATGGGCTATATGACTTATCCAAATGGGTCGATGGAATATATTCGACTAATAGTCGCGCTGATATTAAAGCTGACGAGTTTTCAGAATACACAGTTCCTTCTACTTTTTTAACTCAATTTAACATATATTAATATGAGAGTAATTAAACCGCCACACTCTTTATCTAAAGCTGGTGCAAATATTTCAACAATATTTTTAGCAGGAAGTATTGAAATGGGATCGTCCGAAGATTGGCAATCTAAAATTGAAGAACGCCTTAATTCTCGCGGAGATGAACTAGTTATTTTAAATCCACGTAGGGATAGTTGGGATTCAAGTTGGACTCAAGAGTTTACAAATCCTCAGTTTTATCAACAAGTAAATTGGGAACTCTCTTGTTTAGATACAGCTAGCTTAATTATTATGTATTTTTCGCCAGATACAAAATCCCCAATCTCTTTACTTGAACTTGGATTATATGCAAGCTCTGGAAAAATAGTAGTATGCTGCCCTGATGGTTTTTGGAGAAAGGGTAATGTTGAAATAGTTTGTGAAAATTATGGAATTCCTTTATATGAAACATTTGAAGATCTTTTAACTTTTATTGAAACGGTAGTATAATAATAATAATAATAATAATATGGAATACTTAAAATTTATATTTTCAGGAGTTTGGATATTTTTAGGAATCTTGATATTGGTGGTAACTATCTTAAATTTCGTATATGATTGTTGGAATTCCTTTTGGAAGTATATTACTTCTGGAATGAGAGAACCTAAAACTAAAAATGATAATTTAACTAATATCGATTAATATGAAACTTGAAGATATTTCCCAAGAAATAAAAAACTTACCTACTTATATTGGTACCGGTTTTAGAACCATGGCAGAAGGTAGAAACATTATTGAAAATACTAAAGAGTATACTTCAAATATGAAAGACTCTACTAAAAAATACTATGGACGCGGTGGAGCTGGCGGATTTATCTGTAAGCATGGAATCTATAATCAGTTTATTGATCTCTCTAAACAGGATGGCAAATGGGATAATCGATTTATTGGAGACCGTTTTATTGAATCTTGGAAAAATCCAAATGATGTTGAAGAAATTGATGAATGGAAAGAAGGTAAAAAAGATATGATTATTCGACTATTTATAAAAGAAGTCAGCGAATCAAAATATATGGGCCAAGGAATTTATTATTATAATGGCTCTTCTCAAACTGGGGTAATGTGGTCCCTTTTAAAATAAAATATATGATACTTAACAGAACAAGAATTAGACAATTACTAGACGAAACTCGAATGGGTTCAGCTAGAACTGACTTTAACCAAGTAGATAGACTATATGGTTTAAAAATGTTAATTGATGACCATGTAACTCGGGACTCAGTTATTGTTGAGATCGGATCATTTTCAGGAAAGAGCAGTGAACTATTTGCATTACATTGTAAGCAATTAATGTGTGTTGATGTTTGGCAAGAATATTGGGAACTTGATGGAGTTACTTTAAGTAACGCTGAATTAGTTTTTGATGAAATGCTTAAGAATTATGATAACATTCATAAATTAAAGATGAATAGTGTAGCCGGCTCTATGGAATTTGATAATGAATCACTAGATCTTGTCTATATTGATGCTGCTCATGATTATGAGAATACTATGAATGATATTCGCTCATGGTTTCCAAAAGTAAAAAAGGGTGGAATTGTTGCAGGTCATGATTATCGATATGATCCAAATATTAAAGTATATGAGGTCGTAAATGAAGTATTTGGGCAAGATTATAAAATAGAAACTTATCCAGATAGTAGCTGGACTATTCGAAAATAATTTATATGGAAAGTCCAGGATCTTACATCGGCGCAATAATCGGTATGATTATTGTTGGTGTTTTAGGAACACTTATGGTAATTGATATTCGCAAAGACATGACAGTAATTGATACTCGAGTTGAAACTGTGGATGGAAAAACATATGATTGTACTGAAGCAAACTCAAGTGATAATGGTATGACTTATATCAGAAAGCCTTATTACATAACAATGCCTTCAAGAAACATTAAACTAATTAAAAGAATAAAATGAATTATCAAGAAGTAGACGGAGACTTAATTACACTTGCTACGGCTGGTACATTTGATGTTATTGCTCATGGGTGTAATTGTCATTCAACCATGGGTGCAGGGATTGCTCCACAGATGGCAAAGGCTTTTGGATGTGATCGTTTTATAATGGAACGTATAGGATCCGATGTTAACAAATTAGGTAACATTGATTACCAAACATTAAATTATAATGAAAAGGAACTTACTGTTGTAAATGCCTATACTCAATTTAACTATGGAAGGAATCATGCTGATGGTGATGCTAAACCTTTAAGCTATGAAGCACTTACACTGTGTATGAAAAAGATAAACATGCTATTTGCAGGAAAACATATAGGTCTACCTAAAATCGGTGCTGGTCTTGCTGGTGGCGATTGGGAAAAGATTAAAGCAATCATTCAAAGAGAACTTAGAGATTGTCAAGTAACTATTGTAAACTATAAGAAATAATGAGAACTATTGATTTTGACGTTAGTCTTATAAATAAGATTCATTTTAGACCTTCATATCATGATACAGATTATGTATGGAAAGCTGATTTAACTAAACCTAAATACAAAATAATTTTCTTTGGCCTATTTACTGTTAAAGACGGGTTTTACTCCCGTACTGAAGGCTTTTATAGGCTTGACTATCAGTATGGCAGCGACACTTATATATGGGATCATGTGAGTCTTGAAGACTTTGAAAAACTCGGCTACCTCATAAAAATTGTTAATCATACAAAAGAAGCTTGGAAAAAAGCTTATGTTGAAGTAGATTTAGGTTATCGATCTGCGATAAGTAGACTTTTTGATACTGATGAAGAAGCAAATGCTTGGATTCGACGACTAACAAATTTGTCAAATAAGACATTTGAAACAATTGAATATGAAAACTAGAAAAATACCGAGTTTAACTAATTCATTACTATTTTTTATGAAAGATCAGTCCAATTTTTCTATTGAAGAATATGAAAAAACTATGATTAAGTTAGAAAAGAAGATTGAACAGTCTTTAATAAAATTACTTTCTAAAGTAGATATTCAAGCTATTGTTAAAACTGATAGATACTCACTTCCATACACTGAAGAAATCATATACACTGCATTTGGTTACTCATATTTAAATGGAGCATTTGAATCTGCTCCATTTAAAAGAAAAATATTAACTACTCTTCTTAATGAAGATTTATATAAATTAAGATTTTATGTTTTTGCAGAAATTGAAGACCACTTTCCTATGGGAAAAGTGAGATACTGTTTTAGATACTATAAACATTAAAAAATATAATTAATTATGGAAGATAATATAGAAAATTTATACGATAGCTCGGTACCTGAACATATAACTAGGTATGAATTTGATTTTGATAAAATCAAAACAATTGATGATGTTATTAGGATAATTAAAGGATTACAAATATCCTTCACTGATCAATATACTGCATTCGAAGAAATTAAGGACCTTTTAAAAATAAAAGAATAATAAAGAGACTCTAATGTACTAGAGTCTCTTTATTAATTGTCTTTAAAATATGATCGTTAATCTCTTCAATTTTCTTTAAATTTAAAGAGCTTACTTCTGATCTAATTTTAGTGATATGATTTTTTATATGAGTAAGATCAGTTATTTCTAAATATCTTGATTTAACTGGGTTAGCTGAAATATTGTTATTTTTTAAGATATTATTTAATTTCATTATTGCAAAACGATCAGCTACTTGTTCAACTCTTAATAATTTTCGAGCAGCTTTATCTATATTTAAGTCATTTAAATATACATCTAGTACAATATTTTTACCATGTTTAGTATATTGATATTGGTGTGAAACTTCATGCAAGATTACATATATTAAATAGTGTAGCGGTAGATCAAGTATTTTTGTGCTAATTACACATTTATCAGTTTTTGAAATTCCAAGTGCTCTATTTGACATTCGTTCAAATCCTATCTGTTTACAGCCTGACTTTTTAATAAATTCTCCAAGTTCATTTAATAATTTACTTGATACATCCAATCGATTTAGGTGTATTCCATAAAGAAAGTCTTCAAGTCCTCTAGTATTATATCTCTTGGGTTTTAAAGTTATCTCCATCTAATATACTTAATAGTTTTCTAACTGAATACATTAATGCATCTAGTGCATCTGAATAAGTTTTATGCTGCTCATTAGTTAAGTTCCCAGCAATTAGCCCATTCCAAAAAATAACACCAGCAGCCGTGAGAATACCTTTATTATCAAAGTATTCTTGCTTTAATACTTGTATTCTATCTGAACACGGTGATTCACATATTTCAGAAGTTGGTATCCACTCTTCAAATGCTTTAAAGAAAGCATCACGAGTTGCTCCATATGCGGTTGCATTATTTTCCCAGGTTTGTGGACTTAATGGACTAACTTGGTTAATTCCAATTACTCCATCATTATAATAATCTTCTAAATCAAATAACATATTATAAATTATCTTTTTTTATTCTAAATTCCGGTATGTATTTTGCAGCCCAAAGAAATGGTTGCAATGAAAGTGCTAATTCATTTTTAGCTTTAATTGCAGCATCACGTTGAGCCGCCATTGCTAAATGAGTAAATGATATTGTATCAAGATAGAAGCTAATAGAAAATTCACTTTCTGCTGGATCCCATGCATACCATGCAATATCATTAATTACATAAATAATATCTCCAGGTAATCCAACCAACGGAATATCACCTACACTTGAAACTGCAGGTAGTGTTCTTAACTCAGTAACTCCAGGTAAAGCAATATCTGCTGCATGAATAGACCATTCTTCATATTCATTAACCTTTTTACAAAAGTATGTAGTCGGCGTATCGATCACTAAATTTGTTTTATAAAAAAGAGTAGATGCTGGGACTGGTGCTGGCAACTCCTGATAAGCTGGTCGATTTTCAAAATTAATCGCTAATATATTTTCACTATTTTTCTTAATCCAATCATCTCTAAATGCACGAAAAGTAGTATCTGAGTTACCGTTGTCTGATACCCAAGTATCTAGATCTTCATATGTTGGTTGATATAATTTATCTAGTAATACATCGAATCCCCAATGTCTAAAGATTGGCCGAAGTTTATCTCCTCCACAATATCCTGGTCTACTTTCTCCAGGTAAACTTGCACCAGCTGCTGCTCCGCCAGAAAGGGATCCGGTTGTTCTAGACATTCTAACTGCTTGTTCAAATAACATTTGCTCTTCTTCAAAGCGTCTTCGATTTTCTTTTTGGTTAGGAGATTCTTCTCCCCAATTAATAAATGACATATTATTTCAAATATTTTAATTATTTATCTGAATAAAATTTTAATATCTATATTAAATATAGTAGAATAGTTAAAAATATAAATTATGTTTAAACCAAATCCTTTAGGCTTAACCGATGGTTACAAAGTCGGACATAAGTCAATGTTAGCACCAGGCACAGATTTCTTATATGGAACGTGGATTCCTAGAAGTTTAAAGTATGCTGCTCCGGGAATCGAAAAAATACTTTCATCAGGTCAACAACTTGCATGGATGTGGCTTCATGATCAATTTGAAGATAACTTCTTTAATCAATCAATTGAAATTGCTCAGAAATTTGGTAGAGATATGTCAAAATATTTAGGATTAACTTATGATTCTACCCATTTTGAAGACCTTCACAAGTTAGGTTACTTACCAATAAAAGTTAAAGCTCTTCCTGAAGGATGTGAGACTTTACCTAATATTCCACATCAAACATTTGTTAATACTGTCCCCGGATATGCCTGGTTAACTCTATACTTGGAAACTCCAGTTTCATATGCTTCTTGGAAAACTCCAACTAATGCAACTTTAGCATTACAGTATCGTAGGAATGCAACTGATTGGGTAATGAAAACAGATTCAGATAATGCATGGTTTATTGATTATTCATGTCACGATTTTGCTTCTCGAGGATTAGATCCATTCTCAGTAATTTCTTCTGGCCTGGCTCACTCATTCTCTTTTATTGGATCAGATACCCTTATTGTAATTGACGCTGCTCGTTATTTCTATGGAGTTGGTGAAGATGAAGTATGTATCGCATCAGTTAATGCATCCGAACATAGCGTAACGTGCACAGGGATTTTCTACTTCTTAGATAAATTAAAATCTGGTGAACTAGATCATGAAATCGATACTTATTACTCTTATGATATTTCAGCGACTGCTTCAACTCAAGAGAATCCAGATTTTATGGCAATTGCTGAATGGTTAAATTTAAAGAGATGGTTAGAGATATTTCCAGTTGGAATCCTATCAGTCGTATCTGATACCTTTGACCTATTCCGAGTTATTTCTGAAATCTTACCTCGTTTAAAAGATCAAATTATGGCACGTGATGGCAAATTAGTTATCCGTCCTGATTCTGGTGATCCGGTTGATATTACTTGCGGAATTAATACGCAAGATAATATTTCAATTCGAATACAAGGTTTAGGCGAATATTATTCAAGAACTAATAAAAGTGGCCAAACTATATCAGACTGGACTAAAACAGCTGTTACTGAATGTAAAGGAGTAATTGAATTACTTTGGGATATTTTTGGAGGTACCATTAGTAAAGAAGGATTTAGAGTTTTAGACTCGCATATTGGTGCAATTTATGGAGACTCAATTAATTTAGAGAGACAAGTCCAAATTTATAAAAGGCTTGCATCAAAAAGATTTGCAGCAACAAATATTGTTTTAGGAGTCGGTTCATTTACATACCAATTTAATACTCGAGATACAAATGGTTATGCTGCAAAAGGTGCTCAATTTGAAGCAAATGGCGTATCGTTTGATATCTTCAAAGATCCTGTAACTGATGATGGTACTAAGAAATCTTTAAAAGGATACTGTCAAGTTATTAATACTCGACCAGATGCAAAATCTGATGAATTATTATATGATGGATTAGATCAAATAGAAGTTCGAATTAGTTGTACTAAAGAAGAGGAAGATTGCGGATTATTACAAACTATTTATGAAAATGGTAAATTCTATAATCAAGTAACTCTAGATGAAATTAGAAATAGAGTTCGTACCTTATCTACTGTACGCCAATTAGAAACTGCACACCAATGAAGCATTTAATATTCTTAATTGATATTGATGGCACAATATGCGAAGATATTAAAAATGAAGATTCCCACTTATATTCAACTGCAAAAGCTCTGCCTGGAGCAGTTGAAAGGTGTAATCAATGGCATAAGAGTGGAGCTCAAATCCATTTCTTCACTGCTCGAGAATCTAAAGATCGTGAAGTAACTGAATCATGGCTAACTGATAATGGTTTCAAATATCATGGTCTTATAATGGATAAACCTAGAATTAAAGATGGCCAAGAGTATATTTGGGTAGATAATCGAAAAGTACGAGCTATTACTTTTAAAGGTATCTGGTCAGACTTAGTTAAATATACCAAGAATATTTTATCTTTTCGAGAAGACTACCATGATTAAAGTAATTATTGCAGGTGGTCGAGATTTTAAAGATTACGAAAAACTTAAAAACATTTGTGATATTGCATTTAAGAGTTATCCTCAAGTTGAGATCGTTAGTGGCACAGCACACGGAGCTGACTTGCTAGGGGAACAGTATGCTAATGATAGAGGACACCTGATAAAACGATTCCCTGCAGATTGGGATAATTATGGCAAGGGAGCAGGGTTTCGCAGGAATGTCGAGATGGCCGAATATGCTGGTGCACTATTAGCCTTTTGGGATGGGTCAAGTCGAGGTACACAACATATGATTAACACAGCAAAGAAAAAAGGATTAAAGATAAAAATAATAAAATATTAAATTTAATTTAGTATAATAATATTAAGATGAAAGTATATTGTAAAAGTTGTAAGAAACCTACAGAACACCGTCAAAAGTTAGGAGGAACTGTTTGTAATTCTTGTGATGTTATAAACTATCCAGTTTATCTTGAAAGAATTAATGATGGTAGAAGTAATATTGGAAACACTGCTATTTGGATAGAGTGGACCGACGACGGTAGAGGTAAAGCAAGTCATCCTGATCCGCGGATAGGATATAGCCTATGTTTAGATCCATATGTAATCAAACCGGATTTTCCTGGATTAGAGGATCATATAACTACTCCAGGATATGGCTGGCTTACTACATCAGTTACTGAAATAATTGAAGATAAAAAAATAAAGTCAGTTCGTCAAATTCACTTTAAAACTAAAAATTCAGAATATATTTTACACTATAGTACACCAAAATCATGACAAAAGTAGCACTCATAATCGTCCTGTTAATATGTTCAATACTTTGTTGGTTATTTGCAACAACCGCTCGAGTAAATAATGAACATAATAAGACAGCATTTATTATTAAATCAATTTTCTATTGGCTTGCGATCACTATTGCATTTTCAATAGGTTACTTAATATCTAGCATATGAAACAATTAGAATGGAAAGAAATTAAAAGCACAGTTCAATGCTTTCAGCTTGATGGTGAACCTGAACTGATTCATGTTATTAAGACAGGATTTAATGATATGTATATGATAGTGCATGAAGATGCGTATGAGTTTTCTCTAGGTCTAGTTGAGTATGGGACTAGAGAATTAATTGAACACAAATATAATATAAAATTAAATTAATTATGGAAAAAGAAATTATCTTAAATCAAATTAAAACACCAGATGGAACTATCCTAATGTCTATGCATCGTCACGATTATGTAACGTATGATGATGCAAATGGATTAACTTATATGGTAGATGGAGGTAGTGAATATCTACGTAGAAATATTCATAGAACTGAGTTAACTCCGATTAACCGTATTATAGTTAAGATTAAATCAATGCTTGGTATAAAATGGCGTGATCCATTAGAATATACTGAACTTTCAATATTTAGTGATGCCCCATTTGAAGTAATTCGTGAGAGCTTTCATAGAGGAGGTCGTGGAAAGGATGGCACTGAACCTTTAACTTGGGTACCAATGGATAAGATGAGTGACGATTGGTTATTAGCGTGTATTAAGTATAATAATGATCATGGTAGAATGGATTGCTTTGCAAATACATTATATTCAAAGGAATTAGAATATCGCCAAGAAAATAATATACATATTGCAGATTAATCTACCTCAGTATCTACTGAGGTTTCAGTTGAAGTAGTAGCAATCGGTGGTTCCATTTGTGTATCCTGTTGAGAAATATATTCATCGTATATTTCTCTAGCACTAGCAGTACGTAGTATACTTGATGCAGCACCTTCATATTTAATAGCAATAATCGATGCTGCTGACTCAACAGTTGGAGCCGCTTCTACTAATTGTTTAATAGGTTTAGTTACAGTAAAATATTTACTATTTAATTCAATATTAATAAATTCAAGTTGACCATCAATTGATTGCCACTTAGGTAACTTCTTTAAGCTACTTAATCTTGAATCTCCCCATTGAACTAATCCGTAGTGGCCAGAAGTAGCCTTTAGATTAGGTTCAAATTTAGATTCTGCAAAAATATTTCCACAAAGAGCTGCTGCTAGCTTTGGAGAATATTCATATTTAGTAACGAGTTTATCCATTATAGATAACGCAATATTAAAAAGGTGGGAGTATTTCCCACCTTTTTCTTTATTAAAATATGAAGCTTCATTTAGTCGCTTCCATTGTTTAAATTCTAAAATATATCCCATTAGTTATTAGAATAACCAGCTTTCTGAATCTTCTTCAGGTCCAGTGGCTGATGATTTTTTAAATATGTTGTCAGTGTCAGCTGATTTAATTCCTAATGCACCTGCAATACTTACATTTGGTGTTTTAATTTTACTAGTAACTAAAAATGCTGCAAATTTATCAATTACTCCATCTAATGTGTGTTTAGCAATCATACTTGGAATTGATGCATAGTCACCAGCCGTAGGTAAGTCCCTTCTGTATTTTTCAGGCTGAGCTTCTCTAAATCCTGTTTCAGGTGATCTGCTCTCTTCATCTGGACTAAATTTCTTACGTTGAACCGTGTATCGACCTGTCCATGAAATACCTACCTCATTCTCTTGTTCTAATTCAAAACCTGAAGTTTTTTTATATGCACTCGGAGCTCCTTCTACTCCACCTCTACCTTCATTGTATAATTCTTTTCTAAAATCTCTAAATTTTGAAAATAACCAAGCCTGTACTTTAGCAGGATTCCCGCCGATCGCAGTAGATAATTCATTTATTTCAGGGAATAGTGCACCTCTAAAACCATTTTCATTATTAGCGTCAGCTTCAATCTTATTCTTAATTTGAGTATTTAATTTAGGAACGATCTTTGAAAAACGATTAGCAAAAACTCTTAAAAAGTCAGGTGATAATACTTGACCTTTAGCAGACGTCCTAGTTTCCCGAGTAACTCTAGGTTCTTCTTGTGGTGCAACTGGGATATTATATATAAATAACGGTTTTTCTAGAGAAGGTGCATACTTTTTCTCTCCTTGTCTAGTCATTGCTCTTACAAACTCTTGGATCTTACCATTAGTGTTTCCGCCTTTAGTATCATGTACTCCTCGTAATTGTAAACGGTCAACTCCACTAGTTGTTAATTCAGAATATCCATAATCAACTGCTTTCTTTTTTTCAGGATCCCATGCAATGACAGCATACTGTTCTCCAGTTGCACCTTTACTTGGTTGTTTATGATAAAGAAACATAAAGAAATCGATCTCTGGATTTACTACAAAGATTCTGATTTCACCAAATGGAATTGATTGAAGATACCAAGCAAAATCAGTATATTCACTTTTAACCTCCTTGTTTTGGAATGGGCTACTATTTGATTTACGACCTCTTAATTTAATTGGATCAGGTATTTCAACATTTGGTGAAGGAATAAAATAATTATATGGCATTGGAACAGCTGCTCTAGATTTATAAGTATGTCCCATTTGAGGATATTGATTACTATAGTGTTCCTCCTTTGTGTGGATAGTCCTAATCATTTCTTTAGGTAATCCAATTTGACTTAAATTTGAATCTTCAAAAATCGCATTGTTTACATACGATTCAAATTCTTTAATTAATCCGCCTTCTTTATTAAGCATTATTCAAAGTTTTTTATTATTTATTCGATAAATAATAAAAAATATTTTATATTTTGATAAAGGATTTTAAAAATTTCATATTAGAAGCCCTAACTTTAAAGAAGAGTGGTGGTGCACACTACTTGGAAAGAGTAGATACTCGATTATCTAATCTTAAAATAGTTGGATTTACTGATTCTGCTGGAAAAAAAGTAAACGTTTCTAATGAGGAAACTCTTGCAGCTCAATCATTTTATCGAAAGGCTCTTGCTAAGATTGCTAATCCTGAAGAGAGTAAAATATTTAGTGAATTAGATATTAAACCTGGGCATATTGGAATTATTCGATTAGGTAAATCTAAAGTGACACTATCTTCTGGCGAAATAGTTGAACCTGTGTTTAAAGTATATGAACGCACTGATAAAATAACTGGTGCCCCTATTTCAAGAACAGGTAAATGTTTTTGGTTATTTACAATAGGTTCACAAGTATCAACTATTAAATTATATAATATTGACGGTAACTCCCCATCTGAAAAGGAATACTTAGTTAATAAATCAATTGAGCATTTAAAATCAGATCGTGAAGCTGAACTTGCTAAAATATCTAGAGTATTTTCAGTTAGTATTGATTCAGTTGAAGATCTTGCTAAAAGACACAGCATTGTTTTAACTCCAGCCGGAATATCAATTATTGGATTGCATCTTAATTCAGATGAATCAATTGATACTCAACTTAAATCATTTTTCTCAGGTTCATTAAATAAGAAAGAGGAAAAAGTTACACTTATTCCTAATATAGATTTAGATGCTGACTTTAGTCTTGAAATGGTTCCTAAGCAAATGAATATTACTCCTGATAAAGTATGGCTGCTTGAGAAAAATACTAAATTTAATACTTGGGGAGCAATGCCTATTATAGGATCTAAGCAAACTAAAGGACTATCTGGAAATGAAATTCAAATTAAAGTGGGTAAAAAATGGCTACATTGGCTAGATAACCCAAGCTTTAATACTCCTATGCAAATTGATAGAATTATTAAAAAAGGAGATTCTATTTCATTAGGCAAAGAATTAGGAAATGGGGACTGGCTTATTAATACTGGAGTTATTACAGATATTGCAACTGACTCTCGATCAATAGATCCATATGTAAAAACTAATGGTTGGGCATCAACTGATATAATTAATAAAGAGGATGCTGCAATAATCTTTAAAGATTATCGAGCAACTAATGAGGCTGAGAATCCTTTGTTAGACTTTAATAGTTTTATTAATCTCTAAACTTTCCAGGATAAAATCTTCTTAATGGATCTCCTTGTGGAATATATTTAGTTTTAATTCCAAAAATCTTTTTATCTTCACCAGAATAATTTGAATCTTCTATTTTAAAACCATGACGATTTGCCCATCCTTTAATAAAAGGTAATTGTAAAGGTTGACCTATTGTAAAATCAGGTTTAAGCTGAGTTCTATTATCAATTGATTGTATTGCACCATGTTCAACACGTAATATAATCTTACCTTTAATTGGAGATGTAAGTGTAATTGTTTGTGACCTTTGCCAGCTTTCATATAATTGAATATATTGTTTCATATACTTTATTTATCTCAATAAACAAAAAAGGATCTCAATGGAGATCCTTAGTAAGCCTGACATTAAAAGTTATATTTTAGTTCCACACGCTGGACAAAACTTCCAGTTTGATTTTTTATGACGTTGACCACAATTTGAACAATAGTTTCGAATATTATTAGATTCGATTGGAACCATGCCTTCCGGTAGAATTTGTAAATTCACTAGATTTATCGGCCATGTATTATACTTTGAAAATTCACTAGAGAATTTTTGATTTGAATTCTCACCTTTTTCAGTTCTTCCAGTTTCAACGTATGATGCATTTGCTCCAATAATAGTTGTACTTAAATTATTGACTGTTGTTCCTCCAAATGAAGGCATTTGAGTACTACCATATGTCCAAACCATTGGCATTGGTGCAACATTCGTTAATTCACTATAGAAAGAAACATCCACCTTTCCATTATGTTCAATTACTTTACTTGAAGCAGTAGATTCATATGTTTCAAATAGAAATTTATGTGGAGAATCTATCCACCGATCAAGGAAAACTCTTTCCCCTGGTCGAATACTTATTCCAGTTTGAGAAACATCAGCTCCATCAATTTTAATCTGAGCTAATACTTTAGTTTGAGTTGGATTAAATAATTCTATTTCAAAATGAGTTCCGCCTTTTAAATAGACTATTCCATTTGTGTAATGTTTTAATCGATTACGATTTACTGCAATATTTGCAGATGGGCTCGAATAGCCAGTAGTTAAAGAATGATACATAGTTTTACCTGTTATTTTTTATTAAGTTGACGTCATTATGGCGATTAAACCATTCGAAAGTTACATTAACTCGACGCCAACTAGAGTGCCAGGCTCTAATAAATTAAACTATTGATCCTAATAAAGTTTTAAAAAATATTTTTTATAGTATAATATCAGCATATTGTTAAACCTAAAAACTTAAATTATGTTATACAAATTTGATAAACGTAAATCTAGATACGTTGTTGCTACTAAATTTTATGTTAGGGCAGCCTTTAGTCTTGGACTAATTTGTTTTATAACTTATTTACTTACATCATTTCATATATCTAGAAAGCTAACTGACTCTGGCAATATTTCTGAGGAGATCCGAACACTTGTCATAAATTCTGAATATAAGTTTAGTCGAGCTAAATTAAAGGAATACTTAGTTGAACTAAATGTTCGATTCCCACATATTGTTTTTGCACAAGCTCAACTTGAGTCAGGTAATTTTAAATCCAATATCTTTTTAGAAAATAATAATCTCTTTGGAATGAAGGTGGCTAAACGAAGACCTACTACAAATAAAGGAGAAAATAGAGGACACGCTTATTTTAATTCATGGAAAGAGTGTGTAGTCGATTATGCTTTTTATCAAGCTGCTTATTTACATGATTTAAAAAATGAACAGGATTACTTACAATACCTTAAGTCAAATTATGCAGAGGACCCTAATTATTATCAACGACTTACTGAATTATTAAAAAAGAGAAAGCGATGAAGGTATCATTTGATTTCGACTCAACATTAAGTAGAAGGGACGTTCAGGAATATGCAACTTCTCTAGTTAATAGTAACTATGAAGTATGGATAGTAACCTCACGGTGTGCAACTGAACCAGCTCTTGAGAAGGGTTGGCATTGGGTGACTAAACAGAATCAAGAACTATATGATGTTGCAGAAGCTTGCGGAATTCTTAAAGAAAGAATTGTATTTACTGATCATGTAGATAAGATAGTTTACTTAAAAGGAAAAGGTTTTGCTTTTCACTTAGATGACGATCCTGATGAACTTATTTATATCTTTGAAAGCGGCGATCCATGTATTCCAATAAACGTTGATTACTTTGCATGGAAAGAAGAATGTGATAAAATATTAAAATAAAAAGTAACATGACTGAAGAAGAATTAAAAATGAATCATTCAATTGCATTATTCATGGATGATTATTATGATACTGGTTTAGAACCTGCATATTATATTAGAAACAACAAAGTGTATTCTTTAAATGATGCACAATATCACTCTTCTTGGGACTGGCTAATGACCGTAGTTGATAAAATAGAGGATCTTGGGTTCAGAGTATATATTACTCAGTATTCATGTCAGATTTATCAAGTTGATAAAACATTCCCTGATAGTTTTATTATAGATGCAGATTTTAAACTAACTCGATTAGAAAATGCAATCGACGGAATTTCCTCTTTTGCTGAATGGTGGAATAAAAAAGCGATTCAGCCTGCAATTGACAAACGATCAAATCTTATTGGAGACGTGAATGAATTTATTGATGATTGGTTACTTGACAAAATAAGATTCGATGAGGATCATATTTTTGAAAAGGAAATACGACCTGGAAAGACCAGAAAATATTATGAGATCTATCCTAAAGGTTCGTCAACTCGTAAATATCTTGAAGAAAGAATGAGAAATAGTATCGAAAGACTTTTTAAAATCAGAGGAAATGAGTATAATAATCTAAAGGAAGATGAAATGGTTTTTATTCTAGATTCTGATCAAGTTGCAGCATATCGTGAATGGGCAAAAAATAAAACTCTGCCATCTACTACAATCGGCGGAGCATATGAAATATGTTTTACTCAAACAGATATAGGCACTTTTGCTGAAGTCAAATGTGTAGATGGAACTACATTACAACTTACTGATTATTCTAAGCTTTAATTTAAAACCCAAATAATATGAGCCACTTTTGTGTACTAGTTGTGTCAACGATTAATGATGACATTGATGAAATTTTAGAACCATATAATGAAAACCGTCGAGTTGATAGGTATGTCAGCCAAACTAAAGCTGAAGTTATTAAATTAGCAGTTGATCGACGTGAAGAATATAAAAACGGAAGATATGCTGAGTTCTTAGCTGACCCTATAAAATATGAAGAGGGCTGCACCAACCCAGGTCACATTGAATTTATTAAAGTAACTTTTCCTAAGCTTCTTGAAATGAATGATGAAGAGCTATATCAAGATGAAATAAAATACTATGAGCCTAGTGATATTGGACCAAATGGAGAAATATATTCAACTTATAATCCAGACTCTAAATGGGATTGGTATGAAGTCGGAGGCAGATATGCAGGTATGCTTAGAGTAAAAGATGGAACTCCTTTCCATGAACCTAATTTTTCTTGGGATGTTGAGCCTGATGAGCAAGAAAAAGTAATTGGTGATTTTGGAACGGATGTTGCTGTTGCCGGAACAGTTGATTTTACTAAGATACATAGAACTGACGAAAGTTATACAGCTTCGCTAAGATACTGGGAATTAATGGTAGAAGGTGCTAAACCTAAAACTGAAGATGAAAATGAAATGGTCAGCCATAGCTTTTATACTCCAGAATTTTATATTGAACGTTATGGAAATAAAGAGACTTATGCAAAGTGTCAATCATCATTTTCAACTTGGGCAGTCTTAATGGATGGAGCATGGTATGAAAAAGGTAGCATGGGAATGTTTGCGCTATCTGATGAGACCCATGACGAGGCAATTGACTGGGAAATAAATTATTACGATCGTTTTATTAAAAACCTTCCTGAAAAGTCGATATTAACCATTATTGATTGCCATATATAAAATGAAAAAAGCAACTATCTCACTTAAAATGAAAATTGGAATTGTTGAATATGATTTCAAAAAAATAATTAAAGAATGGATAAAAAAAGAGTGTCGGTCAGAGGCAGAAGAGATAATTGGCTTGATCTTGCGTTGGGATACTCGATATACTTATACTCTACTGGTAGAATTTATTATCTATCATGAAAATAAAATGGGTAATCAAGTTTGCAGTCAACTAGATTTTATGAAATATAAACTTGTTGATCATGGCCGTATGAAACACGAAGGATGCTTTGGTGCACCATTCATTGAAGTTAATGATCATGACTATGAAAAATAATTACCTTGGCCCTAAGAAAAGAGAAGCTCGAGAAAGAGCAGTTAACCTCTATAAAGCTAATATAAAAACATTACGTGAACGTGGATTTGAAGTATTTCCAGTTAACTATCATGGAAAGGTTCCAATGGGATGGACATTTGCTCTTAATGGAAATAGATCAGTTTATGCTTGGGATTGTGAATCGTCAGTTATTAACTATCTATTAGAATTAAAAGAAGGTGAATTGCCAGCTGGATTAACAGTATGATAGAATATTAAACAGTAAATTAGCTGTTTAATATTCTCCAAACTTTATATGAAAGAATCATTGATTCTCCTAAGTATTCTTTACGTAATCTTTTAACTTCTTCCATATCTCCTTTTTCGTATGCATCAATAATTGCGTTACTTACTTCCGCTTTAGAAAGATCAGATCTATTTTGAATATCTGTACCCATTTTTGGTTCTTCTTCATAATTAGGTGAAGAATAGTCAGAGTCTCCTTTTAAAGATCTTTGATATTCATCCTCTTGATTAAGATCATTTAAAACTTCTTCTATAATTGGATCACAAAGCTCAACTGATTCTGGTGATTCAGAAAGAATAGCATTTACTACGTCTAACATTTCTTTAGCATCTTCTTGTCCAAGCATTGCAATTTTACCAAAGAATAAGAAATTTACTTTTTCTTGAAATGATGCAATTTCTACATCACTAGAATCAGTGTCAATTAATGACTCAACAACCGCTTTTACTTTAGGATGTTCTGCAACGACAGTAAAGAATGCATTTTGCATTTGACGACCGTATTTAATTTCTTGTAATTCATCAAATAAAGTATCAGTATTCATTACAACTTTTTCAGCATCACCTCCATATAGAGATTCAAGACTTGCTTGAGTAACTAACATATAAATACCTTTAATTGATTCATGAATAAGAACAGATAAGTCAACTCCTCGAGCTCTAACTGTTACTCCTACTCCTGATACTAAATCCTCAGCATCTTCATTATTTAAGATATCATCACCGTTTGCTAAATTGTCTAATACTTTTTGTGCAATATCTTCTTTTTCTTCTCCTTGCTCTTCTTCAAATTCAATAGCACAACTTCCACTAAATCCTTCACGATTTTGCCACATTCCTTTTTGCATTTCTTCAGGTATTGTCCAATCAAAGAATTGAGCAACCGCTGATATTTTATTTAATGTAGCTAAATACTCAGTTGCATTAGATCCCATTATTTTGGAAATACCATCCTTAAAGATTGAAAGATTTAGGATTGATTTAACACTAAGTCCTTTTCCTTGTTGAATAGTTCTTAGGATCTTTCTTTTATTAATTTGATTAATTAAGTCAGTGTCTAAAATCTCTTCAAGCTCAGGTTGTTCAGTTGGAGTCTCTTCCATTTCTTGTTTAACTCCTCGGCGATCTTCAATTTTAAGATCAAGAGTCACATCATCAAGTAGAGAACCGTATAGTTCTTGAAGTGCAGCTGTTACTAAATCAGATAGATCCGCTTCATTACCTCTCTGTAATTGTTGAGATCGTTGAACTAATCCCATAAAATTTTGAATATCTTGGCGATTCTGCATTGCAAAATCTCTTGATTCTCTATCAGATCCTTGTGAAATCTTATTTAACCATGATTCTTTACTAGATCCCTCTTCTCCTGGGATACCGATATTTCCTCTAAGATCAGCTTCAGCGATAAATGATTTAAAATCGAATACTTTATTTTGCATATTTGTTATATAAATTTTTAATAATTTTAGTACCTTCTGGTGTATCTTTAATCTCTGCTAATGTTTCAAAGAATAGATCTATCATCTCTTGATATTCTGCCATTGGTTTACCCTGTTCCTTTTCTCCAGGTCTCTTAGTTGGAATAGGTCTTCCTGGTCGAGTGATTGGAGTTGCAGGTTTAACTGGTGTTTGTATTCCAGGTCTAGTCTGAGTATCGTCCATTACAAATCGTTCATAGATTGATTGTATATGTCTTTTCATCATAAATATTTAATTTATTTTAGTTATTTATCTTAATATTTACTATAATTATAGTTTTAATTGAGAGAATGTTAATTTAGAGATAAATAAGTATATAAAACAATTTATTTTAAATATGAGTACAATATTATCTTTTTCTAATTGGTCTAGAGACAATCAATTAAATGAAAATATCCAAGCAGCAAAAGCCTTTTTATTAAAAAAAGCAGCTGATCACCGTGGATTGGGAGTATCCGATATCTCAGTTGAGGATCAACAAAAGATTTTAAATAATCCTGATTATAAAGCTATTCTTGAATTATTAAAGAGCAATCACGGATATGTATTTCCATTTGTTAAATTTAGATTTGAGCATGGCGCAGACTTATCTCAACTTAGAGAACTATATCAAAAAATAAAAGATAATGCTGGGTCACTTTCTTCTTTGTCAATGACCATTGAAGAATATTCAAATCAATCTACTGTTAATGGAGTCCCTTCAATTGAAGCACTGATTGATGAATTTTATAAGATTGAATCTCGTAGAAAACATAAATGGGTTATTGATAAAGTAAATGGAGATCTTCGTAGAAGTATTAAAGCCTTACCTCTAGATCAAATTGATCGATTATATAGAGCCGCTGCACTTATTGATAAAGCAGATGCGGACGCTGGAGATTTTACTGATCCTGAAACTGGCCGAGTTACAAATAATCGACTTGCTCTACTTTCTAAAACTAATGCATTTAGTGATGGTGCTAAATATATTACTTGGGTTGAAGAATATACACAAGGAGTAGCAAATTCTGATGTAACTGCAAAGATTGCTGAACTTAGAAAACTCGAGCCTGAAGCAGGGCTTATTTATAATAAAGATGGATACGTAGTACTTGGTATTCGAACTGAAAGTGCTCAAAAGGCATTGTGTTCAGTAGGTATATGGTGTATTAATCGCGGTGCGTGGTCAAGTTATGGCGGAAAACCGAAGGCTATTCAAATTAATATATTTAATTTTAATAAACCTATCACCGATGTTATGCATATATCTGGTACTACAATTACGGATGATCGAGTTACTGCCTCTCATGATAAAAATGATGATTCGATTATAAGATCTACTAATCCGAGAGATCATTTCTTAGGATTAGGATATTCTCAAGAGTTAGTTGATGCAATTGTTTTAAATATCCCAAGGGAATATGCAATAAAAAAACTGGTTACTGACTTTAATATTGATACTAGCAATCCTGAAAAACTATTAACTGATTTAATTAAAGCTAGTTATCAATTAGACAATACTTCAGATAATTCAATTACTCGTATAATTGATCTTGTAAAAAATAATATATTAAATAACTTATCTGAGGATCAAATTATTGAAATATATAAATCAATTGGTATACTTTCTCAAGTGTCAGCGATGTTTCTAAATAATGCGATTCCTAATTTATCACTTGATACTAAAAATAAATTAATTGAAATAAATGATAAAAAAGTATCTCAATTAAAAGCTATTTTTTCAAGAGTTGGTGCAGATTTTAATAAAGCTCTTACTTCAGTCATATCAAATGAGGAAAATATTAAAAATATATTAATGTCTGGCGATACTATTTCTAATGATAGTAATTAAACTTTTTTATTTTAATTAGTATTATAGTTAATATTACTAAACTAAACTAAAATGAAACAGAGTAAAATTGATGAAGCTCTATTCGATTGTTATCGAGAGCTTTTTGCTAATTCAACACCAAAGGGAGATTTTGATAAACTTGTTGAGACTGCTGAGATCAATGACCGAGGCCAAAAAGAGATTCCTTTTAGGGATTATGAGTTACCTGAAGAAAAGTTTCAGCAGATCATAAAAGATACTTTAACTAAGCATAAGGTACCTAAAAGTTTACATAGATCCTTCAGTGTAGCAATACATTTAGGTTGTTCTCCAAAATTTACTAGGAAAGATGCAGCACTCTAATTTTATCTTACCTAATTATACTGAGAGTAAACCTACCCCTGGTCCAAAATCAGGTGGAGTCGTTTTACCTGAATTCATAGTTCGCTGGGAATATGATGGAGATGGCAAAATTGTAGTTTATCTAAATGATGAAAACGAAAATCAGCTTGATAAAATAGTCTGGCATGAGAGACATTAAAGTAGCATAATTAAAAAATTTGAGATGAGTAAAAACTACATTATATGGAAGGCAATTGACGTCGATCAGATAGAAAACATAAAACATCTGATTGAGGTTGGTGAGTGGCATCCAGGATATAAGACTTTTCCAAATATGGATCCTATTACAGGTATTTCGATGGCATCAAACAAAGAATACTCACAAAGCAATCATAACTACCAAATAGTTGCAAAAATTGTCTATGATGCAATGGACAAATCGGAAGATTTTGATATTTTTTGTTTTCCAAAAACAAGCAGTCCTATTCTGATATCAAAATACGATGTTGGCGAGAAGATGAGTATACATGAGGATAATCCAAAAAACGGAGATTTTAGCACCACACTATTCCTAAACGATCCTTCCACCTATGAAGGCGGTGAGCTGTGTCTCTACATCAATGGAAAAGAAGAGAAAATAAAATTAGACGCAGGGTACGCTATAACTTATGAGACTGGAATACCTCATCGAGTCAACCGACTGGAGAATGGGCAGAGACTAGTTATTGCATTGTGGTCGAAAAGTTATACGATTGACCCGTTACATAGAGATATTTTAAATGATATATTCAAACTTGAAAAAATGATACAGGACGATGATCAAGTTTACTCAGATTTTGAATTATATCTAAATTCACCAAGGAAAATAATAAAATCTATAAAAAATAAAATTCTCAGGAAATACCAATTATCTAGCTAGCGAATGGGTCTATGTTAGTTATCGTAAAACCAGTTGCTCACATTTAATAATTAAATCTATTTGTGTATAATATAATTAAAATCAATACACATGTACGATAAAATATTTGAATTCTGCAAAGTTAAAAATCAAGGAACCGTTTATAAAAATGGTACTTCGGTTACGCCAAGAGTTAAATTTTTAATTAATTTACTTAATGATCTTGATTTACCATATGAACTTGACTCTTTTCCTGTTGATGAAGATACTATGGGATATAATCTTGTTCTTAGAGGAACTTCAAAAAAGATGATAACTGCACATCATGATATCGTAAATCCAAATATTGATAATGCAAACGATAATTCAGCATCCGTAATTAATGCAATTGCGACCAAACTTCTTCATCCGGGACTACATGTAGTTTTATTAGATGGCGAAGAAGTTGGAGGATTGGGATCACAGAGATTATCTGAAGAGATTAATGAAGGCTCATTTGGAACAATTGACTGGATTCTTAATCTTGAATTGACTGGTCGAGGTGGAGATACTTTCTTTATTGGCAACTATCCTGGTAAATTAACAGATCACATTAGAGGGATCTTTGATTGTCCAATAGTAAATACTCCATTTAATGATTCATCAATCTTTAGAAATAATGGAATTGATTCAGTCGTAATTAATCCATTACCTATCTTAGAAAGCGGTGAGAGTCCAGTAAAATGGGGAGATCAATATTTAGATTTCTCAATGCTTCACAACTGCCATAATGAAAAAGATACACTCGATACAATTAGTGTAGGGGATATGAAATTATTTGTTGAAAATGTAATTAGTCCAATTATTAAATAATAAAGTATTATGGAAAATCTAGAAGAATTATCTAAGAAATACCCAAATGATATGGATTTTGGGAGAGTCGTACGTCAATTAAAACCTTCAGATCAGGCAATTGAGCTCTTAAAAGAAATTATTGCTCTTCATGGATTTGGTGGGTATGGGTATGAAAATGCTCTATTAGAGAGAGGAAAAACTCATTATATGGATGAGGATGGAAAACCATTAGTTTATCGACATTCAATTGATGCAAATAAGATGAATGAAGTTGATGATAAAATTATTGCATATTTAAAATCATTAAAATGATTGAAAACTTAGAATTAATCAAACCTTTACTTAACTTTTCAGAAAAAGGAGATTTCTATATGCTTTATGTCTTTAAACGTAAAAAGGACCAGCCTGAAGAAGAACGTTCTAATCATCAATCAGTAAGAACTATTAAATCTTATTGTATCGAAAGCCTTGATCACTTAGAGAGAAGGTATGCCGAAATCAAACAGCTTTGTGAGATGTTTAAAGCTCGAGCTTATATTCATGTACAAAAACAAAATCATACTGATGTCGGTTTAAATATGTTGGCTGGATTAGCTGAGAGAATTAGAGACGGTGTCACAAATCAAAAGGGTCTATTTGATTCAGTTGTTGGCCAATTAAAAACCAATGAAAAACGTTGGATTATTGATGTTGACGGAATGAGTGAACCTAGTCCATTAATGATGGCATTTATTGAGTATCACTGTGAGCCTATTACTATAATAAACTTTGATGAAATAGGGATTCCGATTGAGTATATAAATGGTCCAAAAATAGAAGCGATTATTCCAACTAAGAATGGACATCATCTAATCACAAAAAAGTTTAATGTAATGGCCTTTAAAAAAGAATATCCAGAGATTGATATTCAAAAAAAGAATCCTACTTTATTATATTATCCTAATTCACTATAATATGTCACCAGAAAAAAGTTATATTTCAATGGTTAAACGCATTGGGATTCCATGGAAGATAGAATTAGCTGAGAGTCAAGATATCCAATCTCATCTTGACTATATTGAAAGTATTAAAGAGGATCCTGTCATTGAAGAAGCAAAAATATTAAAGTTTAATAAAATTGCAGGATTCACAATATTAACTGAAACAGATGACCTCTTTTTTGAGGGAACAATATTACCTAAATATTATTAAAACTATTAAAAATTAATAGTATAATAATTTAAAACTTATATACTATGAAAATATTTTATATTTTACTTGCATGTACTTTAGCAAGTTGCGTAACTGATAGAAATATCCTAACTAGTGTTGAAAAAAGTGAATGGACTAATCGACATGACACTATTTTTCATAAAAACATACCAGTTGCAGTATTCACCCATTTTGAATATGAATTATATAAGGGTGATCAAACAATTGAATTATGTTTATCCCAAATCAATGATACTTTAAATGATATTGATGGCTTAATTAATTATGTGCATACTGTTCATTCAAAGGAAAAAGTTCAGATACGTGCAATGTATCCAAATACAATGTTTAATCGTAAACCATAAGTGATATGAAAAAGAAAATTAAAGTGCAATTTGATACTAAAATCATTGAAGCGATTTATCCAGGTGCAAAAGCATTAGATTATTTGCCTAGAAAAAAGAAGAAAGCACTTAAGAAAAAAGTAGCACAAACAATTATCGATATCGCTGGTGATGAAGTACTTAGGCTTAAATTAATCGATAGATTATCAAATGACTCAATTTAATGAAATGAAGAAAGCTATTATTGAACATCTTAATTCAGTTCAATATGAGCATGGTGATACTTCAGATATTGGCAATGAGATAGGATATGCAATAGGTAAATGGTTAGACCACGATAATAAAGATGCATTCATTATAGGTTTAAATCATGGCATATCACTAATTGATGGAACTCATTTTTAAATATTAATTATGAAATCGCTTATACATATAGTTTTACTATTTATTACAACTCTTGCCTTTTCTCAATGGAGTAGAAGCTTTAGATTTAGTGATGATGTATATTATGAAAATCATATTTATAAAACGGTTGAGATAGCCTTTGAAAATAGTTATGATAACACAATTGAGTGGAAAGTATGGATGTTGTCAGATATTTTAATAGAACATGAACTAGATAATTTACTTGACTATCGAACTCAACGTGGACAAGTCGGACTAGGTAATATAATTAGTCCAGTATTGGATAGCATATATTTTAATGTCGCGGCTGCACATAAAGTATGTCCACTAGATTGGAGGTTACCTAGGATAGGAGAATGGGATACGTTAATGATATCTACGAGTCGATCTCAAAAGGAGTTTATGTTTCCAAATCTTCTTGGATATCGATCATATTCAATAGAAAATGTTGGAGATGCAGTATACAAAAGAAATAAATATCTAATCGGTGGATATTGGTGGGCAGAACCGAATGAATTAAATACTAATTCAATTCAATTAGATACTAATTACAATTATAATAAAGGTAGTGGCGACGCTTGGGATAGAGCGACCGTCCGGTGCATTAGAGAAAAATATTAAATACTATACTATGAAAAAGACTATTATTGGATTGCTTGCATTTTTAGCTGGATTTATTATTACTCAAATTATTTTTTACTATTTACTAAAATAATTTATGACTACTGAAATGTTAGAAGAGGTTGCTGCAAACTTAGCAAACCCAAATGTATGTAAAACTCAAAATTGGATTGAAGGAGCTCAATGGGCATTAACTAATCAATTCAGTAAAGAAGAAATTAAACTTATTAAAAAATCTCTTGATTTTTATTGGGACCAATGGAATGCTTCTCATGACAGCAATAAAAAGGATTGGGATACTACTCAAGTATTATTTAAAAAAATAAAAGAAAATGAAAGATAATCCATTTGTAGATAAGTGCATTGCTCAATCAAAATTAATTGAGTTATATGAACAACAGCTTGTAGATTTAAGTATGCTGTCTAAAATTGAATTGGGTGATGATGTAATTGCAGAGATCATACGATTAAAAGCAGATATTAATATAGTATAACAATAATACATAAATATTATTGTTATGAAACAAGAAACATTAGAAGAAGCAGCTGAAAATTATGGATGGAGAATCAAAACAAATACATTCTCTGATCCAGTAAAAGCAAATGACTTAGCCAATTCTGCTAAACACGACTTTATAAATGGTGCTAATTACCAAGCTGAAGGAATGTATAGTGAGGAAGATTTAAGGCGAGCATATACAGTTGGAAAACATGGTGGAGTAAATCAAACGTATTATGATTTTGATGATTGGTTTAAACAAATTAAAAAGAAATAGTTATGGAAAAAGTAATTAGAGATGGTAAAGTAGCTGTTCTTATTTCAAGAGGATTTGGTGCAGGCTGGTCTACTTGGAATACTGAATTTCCAGAACTTATATTCCACCCTAAAATTGTTGAATTAGTTGAACAAGATAAAGCTACGACTATACTTGAAGATGACTGGATAGCAGAGAACTTAGGTCACCGTGTCTATACTGGTGGTGCACTCGATTTAGAGATCGTATGGTTACCTGAAGGAACCAAATTTATGATTAATGAATATGACGGGTCTGAAAGTATTATTACCTTAGATGATTTAGTATTTACTGCATAACTACTTGAGGTAACTCAGTTATATTATTATAAAAAGAAATAGTATGAAAAATATATTTATATTACCAACAGACCAACCAAGTAGATTGAGATTTTTTTGCGGTAGATTAGAGTTAATGAGATTAGTACCTAAAAAATCTGATATAATTTTTCAACACATCTATATCACATCTGATGAAGAGATTAAAGATGGAGATTGGATGATTAGAGGTAATGAACAACCAACATTAGTTACTCCTAATTTCTTTTGGGATTTTGGGGTTAGATATTATAAAATCATCCTAACAACAGACCCAACTCTAATTGCAGATGGTGTACAAGCT